GGTATAAACATTACAACTGTGCTACACGAATTGCTGCACGCAGCAACGGCTAGTCGTATTGAAGCAGGTCTACTGAAAGGTTTTAAGAACGCCAGTCTCCAGAAGTTCATGCGTGAGATGGAAAGCTTGATGAAAAAGGTGGAGAACGAATACCACCAAGGCGTGCGTCGTGGCACCATATCTAATGAAGTTCAAGACTTAGTTGAAACCGGCGCAGAAAATGTGGATTTCGACAGCAGGGGTCGCCCTAAGTTTGAGATATTCAACAACCCGCATGAGTTCTTGGCTTATGGCATGTCTAGCCCTGAGTTCCAAAAGTTCTTAATGAACGTGCAGGGTACACGGGGCACAGGTTTCTCTGGATTTGTCAGTAGCATCCGTGATTTGTTTGGTGTTAAAGCTAGTGACGCTACTGCGTTCACTGATCTGGTTGACATTACCGACAAGATGCTTGGCACAAGGCTGACTGCTGTACAGACTAAAGGCGGTACGCTCCAGCAGAAGGGCAAGTTCACTCCTCCCGAATTTGACGAGCAAGCAGATATTAAAGCGAAACGCTCCGCACTTCAATTAACTAGGGACGTAAAGATTGCAAAAGAGAAGGTGCGTTTGTCTCGTGAAGGCGAAGAGTCTAAGAATGTAAGTCTTATGCAGACGGCACGCGACCCTAAAGCCGTGCGCGAAATATTGGCTAACGCAGTTGATGAACTGGGGTACAAGAAGTTACAGGCTTCTGTGCTTTTGCCTACGTTTGACTTTTTAGCTAAGTGGGCCGACGACGTTGGTATCCCTGCGCTGAAGCAAACAAACACGCAGCTACAACGCATGCTGGGTATGTCTCAGCAGTTCTTAGCTGGTGCCGAGCAGGTCATTGGTTCGCTCAATCGTGGCTTCAAAGAAGACCCTAACCTTAGCCGTGAAAAGTTTTCAAACTTTGTGTATGCCACTACGTTGGCAGAGGTTGACCCGTCCGATCCAAATGCTCGTGACGTAGAAGTAGAACGCAAAGAAAAGAAAACTAAAAAGGGCGCTAAGCCTGAGCCAAAGACAACGACTCTCGCCGCCGACTACAAAGCGCTCGGCCCCGTCGGTCAGCGCATGTACAAACAATTGCGCGACTACTATGAGGCAGTCATTGAGTTGTACTCAGACTTGTTAGATGAGCAGATCAATGGTATTCAGGGCATGGCTCCTGAAGAGAAGAAAAACTTGATGGCTCTTATACGCAAGACCTTTGAGGCTGATGCAAGGATTAAACCTTTCTTCCCATTGGTGCGCCGTGGTGACTATTGGCTGGCAATCGGCTCAGGTGAAAACCGTCTGTTCTATTTGTTTGAAACACGTGCAGAGCGAAACGCTAAGGCTAAGGAGCTAGCTGCAAGTCGTGGAGAAGATTACGAAGACGTACTGTTCCGCCAAGAGTTCACACAAGGCAATGACTTAAAGACGCTACGCGCCGCATCACAGAACTCAAGCGAGATGCTCAAGAAAGTCTTTGAAGCAATTGATGCAAAAGACCTAGGCTCCCCTGCGGCTAAAGAAGGTTTGAAAGATGCGGTCTACCAAATCTATCTGACCACAATGCCAGAGCAGTCGTTCCGTAGGCAGTTCACGCATCGTAAAGGTCGGGCCGGTTTTAGCACAGACCTGCAGCGCAACATTGCAACTACAGCTTCTAAGCAATCCATTCAGTTGGCCCGTTTGAAGTACGCACCACAGCTTCGCCTTTCGTTGTCAGCCGCACGTGATTCTATTGCCGAACGTGAAGAGTTGTCTCCGTTTGTACAGGAAGCTGAGAAGCGTATTGACATGGCGCTGTCTGGCGACCACGGTTCTTTGAGTGAGGCTGTTGCAGGTATTGCAAACAAGGCGTCTTACTTCTGGTATCTGTCTTCTGCTGCGTCGGCTTTGATTCAGCCTTCTAGCGTATTCATTTCTGGTTTGCCTGTGCTTGCGGGTAACTACAACAACGCCACGGGTGCGGCGGCAGAACTTGCAAAGATGACTACACTGGTCAACCAGTACAGTGTGTTCCGTACTAATCTAGATGGCAAGACTTCTATCTCTGCGCCAAGTATTGCCAACAACAAATCACTTCCTGAAGACGAACGCAAAGCTATCAGTGAGATGACTGCGCGTGGTGTGTCTGAGTCAACCTATGCTTCTTTGGTGTGGGGCTACAAGAGCATGTCCACCGAGCAGTTTGAAGGTGTTACTGGGAAAGGCAAGCGTCTTGCTAACTTGATGGTCGGCGCATTGATGCACAACACTGAGCGTTTGAGCCGCGAAGCCGTCTACCTAGCTGCGTATCGGTTGGGTAGGAAAGAAGGCCTTGACTACGACGCCGCTGTTCAAAAAGCAGTTGATTCTACGAACGAAGCACTGGGCAACTACGACGTTACCAATCGCCCAAGGTTTATGCAACAGGGTATCGGCAAGATTGCGTTCCAGTTTAAGACATACCCACTGCAGATGTCTTTGCTGTTATTGACTAACTTTAAAAAGATGCTCCCCTTCCTTAACAAAGAGGGCAAGAAAGAAGCAGCTACTAAGTTCTTCGGCATGATGGGCACTTCTTTCCTTCTTGCTGGTGCGGCAAACATGGCGTTGTTCAGCCCTATCATGGGGCTTGCGGGGTGGGCTTGGGGTCAGTTAGAGCTTGACGATGACTGGCCTGAAGAACTTAAAGACTTAGACTTTGAGACTTGGTTCCGCACTGTGTTTTTGCCTGAGCAGCTTGGTGACGTTACGCTTGGCGGTGTACCTGTAAGTGACATTGTTGACCGAGGCCCACTGAATGCAATTACTGGCTACGACATTGGCTCCCGTATTGGTTTAAATGATTTGTGGGGCCGTGATAGTAAAGAGACTAAGACTTCTAGAGAAAGCGCAATTGCTTTTATGGTGGACCATTTTGGTGGCCCAACAGCGAGCTTGATGCTGGGTTTTGCCGACGCCTATGATGCTTACGCAATGGGTGACTACCAGAAGATGCTCGAGAAGATGCTACCTGCTGCCGTACGTAATCTTGTGATTGCTAACAAATACGCAGATGAAGGCATGAAGACTGCGCGTGGTAAAGAATTGGTCAGCAAAGACGATGTCAAGACAGGTGAGTTGATTGGTCAAGCAATTGGTTTCCGCCCTGACCTTCTTGCGGCTACTCAAGGACCAGCGTTTAAGTTAACCGGCATTGAGCAAAAAACCCTTAACCAACGCAACCTGCTTCTAAACAAGTTGGACTTCCAACTTCGTAAAGACACGCCCGAAGGTATTGAGAACTTCAATAAAATTTTAGAAAATGAAGTAAACAAATTTAACCTTAAGCACCCAACGTACAAGTTAGACGGCGATAGTATTAAAAATTCGCTGAGGGAAAGAGCTAAGCAACGTGAAGGTTCTCGTGCCGGTGTGAACGTCACCAAGAAAAACATTGCCGTAGTTGAAGAAGCTGTAAGTACGCTTGAAGATCGTTTGGACAAACGCGCCATGGAAATGGCTAAACGTAGGGCCGAAAAAAACCCCCAGTGATTAGCTGGGGGTAAGGGGGGCCAACAAACCCCAAGGAGAGTTACCATGTCAGCAACTGCATGCCAACATGGACAGTCTAGCCTAAACTCTCCACACCCGTAAACCCTTAATGCCGTCTTCTATAACTACTTTCGTAACTACAGTCATCTTCAGACGTTTAGTTATTGCCGCAATTGTTTGGCGGGCGACCTTCTCCTCAATACAGGGTACAAAAAAGGAATAGCCGCGCCTAAACTTAGACCAGTCAATCTGATACGACACTGTCTCGATTTTCATCTGTTGCTACAAAAGAATCCATCTGTAAGAACTCTGAGGCTGAGGCGTCAAACTTCAGCACCCGTACTGCGGGGGATACAACCTTCATGCCCTTGGACATTCGCTTGTTCACACCCTCTAGATAAATCTTGGCGTTGCTCAATTCTTTCAAGGTGGTCTTGTAGTTGATCTGCTGTTTGACGCAGAAGTCTTTGAATTGCTTGGCCGCAATAAAAAGTTCCTTAGTATCTGGCTCGTAGCGTATGAGCAGCTCTCCACGGGGCTCGAGCATGGGCATCGACTGTAGGCTACTGCGAGCATCGACCTCACCATTTACTACCAAAGCATTATTAATGTGGGCGTTAACAAACTCGCCAAGGATTGTGACTGGGGTTGAGTTTGGTGCTTGGATTTCAAACCGCATCTCGCCAAGCATGCCTTTGAGCCAGTCGTAAATTGCCTTCATGTCGTAGTCGTGCAGACCTAGATTACCAGCAATCAAACCACCGGCGATGTTGCATGCAGACACGCCAGACCAGAACCGTTCCTTCTGATTAAACTGCACGTCTCTATCGAGCCGAGCCTGTACCTTACGCATCAGGGCAACGGCCTCTTCCAAGTTGTTGACAAGCCACTGGATGTAAATGTCACCCGCATGCCCAAAGTTCTCGCGCATTTGGTGGTCAAACATCTGCTTGCCTTCTTGCACGTCGATGATGCTGTTCGGCTCAATCTTGTACTCAAGCAGACGCATAGACTCACCGTCTGGCGTATTCTTTGCTACACCTAACTTCTCATAAAAGCTGGCGTTTGCAGAACATAGGGTAATCCCTTGCCACTTGGTGTTGTTGATGCGAAGCTCATTGGTTGAGCCTTTCATTTTGTTTTTGCCTCGGCCTTGCGAAATGCTGTAAGCCAAGTCAGAGAACTCCATGCCACTCAAGTTAGTGATCTCGTCAATCGTATTGGGCAGGTTGTTCATCACGCCGAGCTGGTGCATCTTTGCGTTGAACGTATCCTTGTACATGGACGTGAGTTCTTTGGGTTGCCCATACACGCTGTTGCACATAAACAACGCAGTCGACTTCCCTGAACCGGACTCTGGGTGAATCACGTTAATGATCGCACCTTCAAGACCTGTAAATTTCAACAGTGGTGAGCCAAACGCTGTGAGCGCGGCAAACGCATGAGGCTCGAGACCGGGCCTAGCGTACATGTTGAATGCTTCTTTCCATTTCTCAAACGTACCCTTGGGTACGATCTTCTCGGCAACATCTTTTGTTGTGCTTGACGGGGGGCTGTAGAACACTCCGTCTTTTGTAATTTCCCGATCGCCAAGGATGAACTTGCTGTCCCCCTCGACCCAACCAAACTGAGTTCTCATGGTCTCTGCCTTTTTAACGTACTGCAAATTTTTAATAAAGAAAACAACATACCTTGCAAGCAATTCATACTGTGCTTTGTGGGCTACCACCCCATGTTGTGCCAATTGTTTGCGCAACTCATCAGGCGACGAGATAGACATTGTGGAAATGCTGAACTCTCTAACGCCATCGTGCGGTAAGTGCAAACGGAACAAAGCTACTTCGCCAGTCTCAGGGTCACGCATGCGCTTAACCACATAGAAGTCGTGCTCGTAGACAAGTTTGGGCTCGGCTTCGGCATCTTCGCTCTCAGGGCGAATGTAGACACCACCTTTTTTGCCCCGGAAAAACGGAAACGGATACTCGGGTATATGTTGTATTTGGACTGAACCGTTATTGCTTTCAACGGCGTACTCGTTATCTTCTGCATCGGCTTCTTCGATTTCAACGCCGAGCATGATGGGTGACTTGATCTTGCCCTTATGAATGCAACCATCGCAACCTTGTGGATTGAGTTTTGCAAACGTAGCGCAGTGATGTGGGCCACCTTTCTTTCGCAGATTATTGATCTTGTTGTCAACTTCTACAGGGTCGTAACCTTCATGGTCACACGATAGCTTGTGTGCGGCTTTGTCACCATCTACGCAGAAAGCTGCAATAGAAAGAGCGGATCGCCACAATGGTTCTTCGATGCTATTCTGGTTTTCAAAACAGTGGTTGAGTTGGGCGCACCCAGCCTCGCCTTTCATCATGATTGTCTTAAACCGCTTGACCTTGTTGCCCATCAGTGCTTCCATCATCGGGCTCATTGAGCGTGGGATGAAGTCAGGTACATCTTCTTTTGGGTCAGGCGCACCAAGCAAGTCTTTCAACTCTTGGTATGCCATGCGAGGCGTCAGTGGGTTTAGTACTGTTACCTCTTTGGCGTCTTCTTGTTTGAAGTTGAATGTGCCGGGGATGCGCAGGACACGTGAAGCCTCAAAGACTGAGGAGTCCACAATTAACCCATGCTCAACGCACAACTCACGAAGCCGATTGGCTAGTGGTTCCCACTCGGTGCGGGACACTGTTTCTTCTAGCAACCAGTACGCATGAATGCCGTAGCCGGAGCTAACTAATATTGGCTTTGGTAAGCCGACCGCAACGCAGAACTTCTTAAACTCATCGAGTCCAATTTGCTGATCGAGATAGCCTTTGATAATGCCTTTTTCGTCGGGTACACCTTTTGTGGGGCCACAGTCAATGTCCATCCACAGAGCACGGAAGTATTTGGCATTCTCATGCGTACGATTGTTTAACGGGCCGTACTTGGCGCATCCATAGAATACGTCAATCCTGCGTTTAACAAACCGCTGCGCTAACTCTTCAACCTCTTCTTTAGTATCTACAAAATGCTGGTCAGGATACCTACCAATCCCCATCACACAGTAGCGCCCTTCCGGTGGCAGTACTGTATCCAGTAGATCGAAGGTTGACATGTTTTACTTTATTTGGTGGTGAGCTTTGGTGTGAATGATGTAATCGCTAATTGCTTGCGCGTAACTCGGGTGCGGTTCTCGGTCGCCCTTGAACCAATTGTAGATAGTCATCCGAGTCACTCCGAAGTCATCTGCAATCTTGCTAACACTGATGTTTGCGCGAATACATACACGACCCAAGGCTACACCCAAAGACTTGATACTTGCCTTTTTGTTTGCGTATACCAAGCTTTGGCTATAACCATAGGTCATGCGTTTACTCCTCGTCGCTCCAAGCTTTCACCACAGAATCAAGGTCTTTCTTGACAGTTGGCTTTGGCTCGGCTTTCTTCTCACGCTTGACTGGCTCCTCGATGGGAGACTCAACCTTTGGCGCGGCGGCTTTAGGAGCAGGTGCTTCTAACTTAGGCTTACCTGCCATGTCAGCTTGGTATGGTGTCATAACGACCATCTTCAGCACGTCAGGCTTCTTGGCTACTTCGCTAGTTACAGCGTACTCGGCTTTGTTGATGAAGCGTGTTGGTGTGAACAACACAGACTGATTGTCATTCTCTTCATTGAAGCTGATCTGCGTAAGAACGTAGTCCAAGCTCTTGCCGTTGTTGGCTAGGTACTTAGAGTAGTTTTCAAAGGTGTGGCTGTTGTCACCAGCACCGTCACCAAACAATGACTTGGATGCCAAGTTCATTTGGTAGACTTCACCTTCCAACGATGTGCCAAAGTCTTCTTCCAACACGAGCGCAATGCGACGCGAGTAGCGGCAAGCTTTGGAGTTGCCCATACCTGAACCCTTGGTGTTCTGGGTGCAGTTGTCGCAACGCTCAGATTGCTTGTTTGACGAACCCTCATCAGGCACACGACCATCATTAGAGAAGCAGTCGGGCGCAGTCGGCTCGGCATCAGGGCTCCATGCTTTTGCATAGAAGATACGACCCACAGCAGGGGAAGCGTTAACGATGATCGCGTTCAAGTTGCCCTTGACCTTGCCCATCTCTTCACCGCCGACTGTCTTACGGAAGATTCCGTTTTTAGGCACGATGCGTTTAACGCCAGACTTGCCAGCGAGTTGTTTTGTAAGCTCGCTAACACCTGCGGTTTGCAGAAAGTCGGGGAGGTCTTGATTCAAAATAGTGAGATCACTCATTTCATTTTTCCTTAGAACGTCTAACAACCACGGAGTAAGCATTCTCCACATTGAGACCAAGTGGTAGAACTGTGGGATTCTCAGAGAGGAAGTCCTTCATGTTTGTTTGGTGAAGTCTCTTCTCTAACAGGCCAAATGCACCGTGCTCCTCTATGAAGTCGTACATTGAATCCCAATCGTTCGTCCAGTACCGTGACTTTACTGAGCGAATAATCGTGCCGTGTGGGGTGCGAATGCTGTCGGCATTCATCTCTTTGCATACATCGAGCATCTGTGCTTCTAACACTTCCAACTGCTCTTTGAGATCGTTGTCTTCAGCTTCAAACATGCGCTTGTTGTCGGCGCGTTTGTCTCTGATCTTGATGTAGATAGACGTTAGCTTGGCTAAGTCCATAGGGGTGATTCTGTCTTGTGCGTCTTCCATCTGATTCTCCTAATAAAGTGTGTGGTGCTAGCGGTTCACATGAAGCAGTGTGTTTCAAAACTTTAGGAGGTCCAACGGCGCTAACCCGTTAGCCACTAACACCACACAATTCAAATTATATATTAAGTTTTGACAATGTCAACATCTTCTGAAGAAATTTCTTGCTTGTACAAGTCAATTACTTTTTGATGGTTGTCAATGTTGCTCTGAAGCATCGTGTACATCTTGGCCTCGATGGGGCTTCCCTTGATGTGCACAACGGTCATGTTGTTGACTTGTCCGGGGCGGTCGATACGTGCATTGGCTTGCAAGTACGTTTCAACGCTGGTGCATGGAGCATACCAAATGATTGTGTTGGCGGCAGTTAGAGTTA